GATCCTGATGCGCTGGAAGCCACTCGCTCCAGAATCCGCCTGACACACAAGGGCAGCGGCAGCATCGAACACTCGGCGCTGGATGAGGAAGTGAAGGCGCCTTCGAAGACCCAGCAACTGGATTTCGAAAATCTGGGCGTTCCCATTGACTATCTGAAAAAGCTTTCCGGAATTGACCGGAAGTAGTAGCAGCAGTAGCAGTAAAACCAGAAAGAGAGAACCACATGAGCGCAGAAGCACGAAAGATGTTGGCCGAGGACGGCAAGGGCACAGTCGAGGACAAGACCCTCGTCGGCGCTCTGGTCAAGAAGTGGGCTCCGATGCTGGAAGGCTTGGCTGATTCAAGCGCCCAGGATCGCTATACCGTCGGCGTTACCGCGATGCTGATGGAAAACCAGTCTCAGTATCTTCAGTCCCTGAACGAAGAGACTAAGACGATCAACGTTGGCTCGTTCACCAAGTTCATCTTCCCGGTTCTTCGCCGGGTATTCCCGAACTTGATCGCAAATGAGATCGTTTCCGTGCAGCCTGGGTGCGCTCTAGGGCTGGTGGCCGCGTAAGTGACCACAGGAGTTAACCGCGTGAACTGCTGGAACCCCTGAAAAGGGCAATCAGCAACCAAGCCGAGTGGCGACATTCGGAAGGCTCAACGACTAGAGGAAGTAGACTGATGACCCAGAGGAAGCACATTGGCAGCACAGTCGAGTGCGCAGGATGTGGCCAAAAGTTTGGCATCATCCAGCAGTCGCATATCGCGTGTTGTGATGGGCTTTCCAAGCTTGGAGTAACTACGCGTGCTGAGTACCGGCAGCGGTTTGGCCAAACCATGAGCAGTGAAGCCCTTAATGCTTCTGTTTCTACCATTGTTACGTTCAACGATGGTCTAGCAGATGTGGAGAGGTCGGAACATGCTAAGACGGGCCACATCGCAGCAGTTACAAAGCATCCAGACCTTTACAGAATGGGCGGGCTGAAAGGCTCGGCCAAACTGTGGAGCAAGCCTGGACAGAAAGAGCGTCATGCTCGCCGGCTCATGGATCTGAACTCGAAGGGGTTCATGGTTCAAGAACCAAACAAGCTGGAACAGAAGTTCTGGGACATGATTGGTGCAGACCGTATCACTTTTGTAAGCTTCAAATTCTGGAAGACGATTGCTACAGACCGTGGGTACATGCATATCACTCCTGATTTCCGGATTCCTGGAACTACGGCAGTGATAGAAGTGTACGGAGATTACTGGCATGCTGGTGAAGATCCAGCATCCAGGATTGCCCAATGGGCCTCCGTAGGTTGCATGTGCTTGGTAGTTTGGGAGCATGAAATCAACAAGAATTCGGAAGCAACAAAGGCGAAGGTCGAAGCATTCATCAGCCAAAACCTCCACGAGTGCGCGGCTCCTACCATCAATCAGGTAGGATGATGATATAGTCTGAACTCACGGGTAACCGTGAGAGGCTGGGATAAAGAGCCCGGCCCCCGCCGCAAGGCGGAGTAACATCGTGATGACTGCACCTGTCGGGGCTGTGTTTTTCCTCGATTACGTGTACGGAACTAACAAGGGCGCGACGAACGCTGGAGCAGTGTTCCCTCGTGATTTCGATAAGGACTACTCGGGCGAGTTCATCAACGGCGAACAGTTCGCTGTTGGTAATGGCGTCCTCTACGGTGGCGCCGGCGGAGCATTGTCGGTCAGCACCGGCTTCAACCCGGTTCGTCCGTTGGACGCTTCTCGTGGCTTCAGCCTCACGATCCGCGAGTTGGACAAGACCACCGGCGCGACCATTCAGACCGCGACGGACAACGGCACGGGCGGCTTCACCTTCAGCCCGACCGGCGCAAGCATCGCCGGATCTGTGAACTACGCCAACGGCTCGGTTGTGGCGTTCAAGTTCCAGAACGCAGTTGCTGCTGGTAACCCGATCAAGGCGTACTACTTCTACGACGGTGAAATGTCGTCGAAGGTTCCGCAGATCCAGCTCGACGTCAAGAAGGCGCCGGTTGAGGCAGTTCCGCGTCGCCTCAAGGCTCTGTGGTCGTCTGAAGCTGCTGAAGATCTCCGCGCGTTCCACGGTCTCGATGCTGAGACCGAGATCGTGTCGGCCGTGGCCCAGGAAATCGCACTGGAAATCGACCGCGAGATCATTCAGTCGCTGTTCGCAGCTTCGACCGGAACCACCGGGTCGTTCGACCGCGTTCCTCCCGCCGCTATCTCCGAGTTGGATCACCTGCGTTCGATGGTCACCACCATCGCCAACGTGTCGAACCTGATCCACAAGAAGACCCTGCGCGCTCCTGCAAACTTCATCGTGACCTCTCCTGAGGTTTCGGCACTGTTCGCTCAGCTCACCACGCACGGCGACTTCCGCGCGCTGTACACCAGCGGTGGCCAGAGCCCGTACGGCCCGGCAGATATGCCCCGCCCGATGACCCAGCACGGCCAGTTCGGAATTTACAAGGTCGGCACGTTGATGAACAAGTGGCTCGTTTACGAGGATCCGTTCTTCGCGCGAGACATGATGCTGATCGGCCTCAAGGGCTCCAGCTACTTGGACGCCGGCTACGTTTGGGCGCCGTACATCCCACTGCAAGTTACTCCGACCTTCCTTGATCCGAATGACTTCTCGTTCCGCAAGGGGCTCCGAACACGCTACGCAACTAAATTGCTCCGCAGCGAGTACTACGGCCAGATCAGAATCAGCAATTTGTAGGCCTAACTAGTTGATATTGCAGGGAAAACGCCCGGGGAAACCCGGGCGTTTTTGTTTATTTTTGGCCTGTTTTCGGTGAGGTTGACTTGGTGGCAACGACGTGATATACCTAAGCACAAATGAAAAATCAATTGTGCGACTGGCTCCGGGCTATCGGGTACCAACCAACCCTAGAAGGCAGTGTGGTTCAGGTAGCGGATACCTATTTAGATGTTGTAGACATTGCTAACCCCGACGAGGTGTCTGGGCGGCTTACCACAGGACTAGACGCAGTGCCAAATAAACTGTATGTCCTGTCTGACGAGTGGCAGTTGCGCCAAGAACAATGTAAATCTTTTATCTTGGCGCGACTGGGAAAATTTGACCGTAGGCTGGGAGCACGTAAGTGTTCCGTTCAGCAGGTGCCCCAGACAGAAGCCACGGACTTCCAAGAGACCTACCATATCCAGGGCGCCAGCAAACGGACTGTAGTCAGATTCGGCCTATACTCTGGGGACGAACTAGTCGGACTGGCTACCCTGGGCAGGCACAACCGGCAGATAGCGCAGAACCGAATTGTTTTAGATCGTCTTTGTTTCAAAACTGGCGTGCAAGTAATTGGAGGGGCTTCCAAGCTATTCAAACACTGTATGGACTGGGCCCTGGAATCAAAGTACGACGAGATACTTAGTTTTAGTGACAATCGTTGGACTCCTGGGGATCTGTACCAACAACTTGGGTTTGAGCTAGAGCGCAGCTATCCTCCGGACTATTTTTACGTCAAGGACGGAGTTAAATTCCCCAAGCAAAGCCAACAAAAGAACTCCTGTGGCTGCCCCGAATCCATGACCGAATTTGAATGGGCGTCACAACGAGGATTGCATCGTGTCTATGACGCAGGGAAAAAGAGATGGGTTTTGAATCTTCGACCGGAATCCCACGAAACCTGGGGAGTATTAAACTCGAAACACGCGGCAGAGCAGCACCGTAAGGGTGTCTTCAAGCACGCACACATCCGGGGATACTTTGTCTCCGCCAAGAACAACACGTCGGTCTACTTCGGGTCGTCCTTCGAGTTGCGCTGCATGTTTCTCCTGGAATCCGACTCAACCGTGGCCTCCTACCGGCGTTGTGACTCCTTCAAGGGCGCCGAGGGCTGGAGAAATCCCGACCTCATGGTTGTGTTCAATGATGGCCGCACTGAGGTGTGGGAAATAAAGCCTCTGGACATGCTGGAGAACGCTGCCGTTAAGCAGCAGCTTTTGGAGTCCACCAAGTTCGCTGCCAGCCAAGGGATGGCGTTCAAGGTGTGGACTGAGAAGGACAGTGGCATGGCCAGTGAGCACAGTATTGCTGACTGGGCCCGAGAGTATCTAGCGGTGCAACAAGGAGATACACAGTATGTTGATCACAACAAGGAAATCAGGAAGAACATTCGCGACCGTTACTACGCCCGCCACATTGCCAACGACAAGGTAGAAGTGTGGTGTGACTACTGTAAGGCCAACCATACCGCCCTCCGCCTGACCTACGACAAGAACATCCAGCGGAACGGAACCTACATCTGTGAGCGGT